GAAGTAGAAAACAAGTACGATCAATCTTCCTTCAATTAAGGAGAAATCCTATCATCTTCCATAATAGCATAGATCTAATGTTATGTCAACCCATGATCAATAGTCAGGGAGGCCAATCACCTGACTAATACCAGTTGATCATGGACATTTTAATATAAAAGGAAAAAACGTATGATGTTTTTATAATAGCATACCCTGCACCTTCAATCAAGTTTTTAAATAGCCTTAAATTAATAATAGTTTACCAGTATAAATGTCTTTGTATTTATACGTAAACTATTACTATATCTCTATATACTACGTATATAGATATAGTAATAATAGTTTACTAGTAGGTCTGGACAAAAAAGGGGGTTGTTTTGTCCAGATGTATATGTTAGAATAGAATTGTTGATGGGAGGGGGTTCGATGAATAGAGTAAATAGTATGGAAGAGAAATATCCTCAACACTATAGGGAGTTTAAGAAAGGCCGTGAAGTAAGGGCTCTGGCAAGCATAGCTATTGAGAAGCATTTGTGGGATGGTAAGGTTGATAGTGATGGTGTTCCGGTTTACAAGTATATTGATCCTGAACGTTTGTGCAGTATGGGAGAACTCTGCAAGCTTGTATCACCTAGATGGGTATTGATTCCTAGTATAGTTGAGCGTTATATAAGGCAGGGTTTTCTTACGTGTTACAGACTAGATGCGGAGGGAAAAGTCTACACGAATGACCGTAAAGGACTAAAGAATCGATGGTTCTTAGATGGGAAAAAAGTTGTAAAGCAGTACGTGGCTCAGGCAAATAAAGAGTTTCTAAAGAATATTAGACGAAGGGCAAGAGCTAAGGTCTTTTTGGATTTCAGTAAACATGTGAGATCATGTATAAAGAAGGGAGAGAGTCTTGTTGCTCATGGGTTTGAAGATCTTCTTATGGATCGCAGTCATAAATTGTTAGAGATAGGAAAAATGACCGAAGAAGAGGTATGGGATTACCTTGGTTGGGCAGATTAATGCATAGACGTTCAGAAAGGAAGGCGCGGATGGCAGACAATATTTCAGTATTGATTGGCCTTGATCCTTATAATCCTGAAGACGCTGCTGCTTGTATTGATGTATTTTACGAGTTGGGTTTAACTACCGAAGTGTGTGAAGCTTCGGGTTGTTGTTATGCTACTTTGGTTAGGTACATAAACAAGGGTGTTATCAAATCCTATAGATTTAAAAAAAAGGTGGGTGCTACGGCTTGCGGGGGGATAACAACTGTTCCTGAAGAAGGGGTTGGTTTTCGATATTACTATCCGAAAAAAGAAGTTATAGAGGTTGTTAGAAAGACCGTTACTAAGAATAAAAAGGATTATCCCTACTGGAACAAGAATCATAGGGTCTGTTATGCATAGACGTTCAGAGAAGAAAGTAAATAGGATGCTGGATGACATGGAGATTCAGCATGGCAGTTTTATTGAGACGGCGAGAGATCAGTATATTCTTGAGGATTGTTATTGCTACGCTGCTAATCATAAGGGTGGCAGAAAGGGTCCTGGAGAATCTCTATGGGAAAAGGATGAGGACTTGCATCAAGATCCTGAAGATGATCATTATGCCGAGGCTAAAGTGTTTGAGGGATCAGTAGTGGTAACTGATTCATCATACCCTAACAAGGATCGTCCTTCTACTCCGGCCAATGTGAGAAGGCCAATGATATTACTTTCCAGGCACAGGGAGAAGATGAGAGAAGGGCGCGAAAAGAAAGCTAATTTAAATTCTTATGTAGCTAGTGATATCGAGGGGGACTAGATGACTGATAAAGAGAATGAAGAGTCTAAACCTCACTGTATTTTTTGTGACCGTACTGGCAAGATGAACCAGGTAGCAGCTAATGTTTTGACAGATAAAGTGGATGCTTTGAAAGATACTGGGATGTCTATGCATTTTGTGCAGATGGCTCATGATTACTTGGCAGAGGTACAGATGAGGGAGTTGCTTACCTTAGCTGCTTTCATTTATGATATGGATAAGTCGGATAAGGAAGCGTCGGATAAGGAGAGTTGATATGGAAGCAGTTAGTATTGTAATTGGGTTAATAGTAATAGTTGTTCTTCTTGTAGCATTCGTTAGATCGGTTCAGGGGTTATGAAAACGTTTAGGATAAGGTTCACTAAAACTATAGAGTCTGTTGTTGAGATAGAGGGTTCATCTATTACAGATGCTTGGAATAAGATCAAGGGAGAGAGTCTCGTTGCTCATGGGCAGGACAAAAACATTGTCTGGATGCAGGAAGGTGAGTTGACTTATAAAGCTGAATCTACAGAGGAGATTACTAGGCAAATGACGAGTATACCTAAATAATGAAAGCAAGTAAAAAGATTAATACGAATTGCCTGACTTGCGGGAGAGAGTTCTCCTATATCCCTAGTAAGAAACAGAAGTATTGTTGCCATCGATGTTTCTTGGATAACCCTGAGAACAAGTCTAAACGGAGGAAAATTTTAACCCATTACTATCAGAAGGAGTAGTGCGATGTTAAACTTCTTATTAATGATATTTGTATGTGGGTTAATCATGTATGGGGTAGTTTGGATAATAAACCGGATATATAAGGATTGAGATGGGAGATCTTTTTTGGTGGGTTGCCTCTGTAATTGTTCTTTCTATTATATTGGTGTTTTCTATCATTGGATTAATCACAACTGTTGGGTGGGTTGTATCACGTTTCCTGGGATGAGGTATCCTAAGAAAAGAAGGTTTAGGGTTGAATGGATAGAGAAAATCGTTGAGAAGAGACCTACCTTTTGGCGCAGGTTTATTATTTGGTTTAAGAAATCTTTTTGGGATAAATAGGTAAATTCAGTTATGGGGTAGTTTTCCCGATTCACAGCGGGATAATAGGTCAGGCCGGCAGATCTGTCCTATTCCCTGCCCCACCAAATGGGGGATCATGATGGAGAATAGACAGTTACCAAAGTTAGGGCCGTATGATATTTCTGGCACCTTGGGTACTAACTTTGACAGGTGTTGTCATGGCATTAAGATTAGGATAGAGTTGTTGATGGATAGGTTGCAGGAAGATATGGAGTTACTTGCAAACATAGATGATACTGTAGATACATTACGCCAGGCTGTTATTAATAATAGGTTTAATACGAGGAAGGATCCTAAGAGTTATGGGCAAGAGCCAGAAGCGTAAAGGTGCTGACTTTGAACGTAAGGTAGCTGCTGTATTCGGGACTGAGCGTGTAGGGCTTCGAGGAAAACCTGATGGTGATGATGCAGATATTATCCATGATGATTTATATATACAGTGTAAGAAGTATAACCGTATTGCCTCTTACAATTGGTTAAAGAAAACTATAGATGAATGCCCTGACAAGAAGATGCCGATTGTGGTTGCGCAGCAGGATAATGGTCAACCTTTTGTTATGCTATTACTGGATGACTTCATATATGGTCTCAAGGATGTTAACAGTTTAAGGGACGTGGTGTGGGTTGAAGATGAGTGATTTATTAAAGCAGGCTATTGCTAGGGGTAAGGCTAGTTTATCTAAAGACAATGCAGAAGATTCTAAAGTTATTGTACGGGAGAAGATCGTTGAGGTAGCAGATATCCCGATAGTAGTTTCTGAAGAAGACGAGGATGGTAAGTTTCCCGTAGCAGCTAAGAATATCCCTTACTATAACCTCCTGACAAAGAGGTATGTTAGGGAACGTTTTGATTATGTACCTAATGCAGATAAAACATTTCCTTTTTTTCGTAGAGGTGCTAAGAGGCTTAAACGTGTGGGCAGGTTACGCCCAGACGATTACGCTGATACGAGCTTCAGGCTAACTATTGGTGGCGAGTCGAAGCTGGTTACAATGAAGATGCATCGTCTAGTTTGGCTGCATCAGCATAGGACTTGTTATAAGTATAGTGATTTACCACTAATAGTTAATCATAAGAATAGGGATAATACAGATAATAGATATACGAATCTGGAGGAAAGTAATCATTATCATAACAATCTGATATGGAACAAAAATGGACAGATGAATCCTTGGCGTGGTGTTTATGTACAGCCCAGTGGTAATTACCAAGTAAGAGCTTCAGAACTGGGTAAGGATAAAGTTCATTATATTGGGACGTTCAGTGGTTTAATACAAGCGCAGTTAGCATGGGATGCGGGTATGTGGAAGTATAATCATACATCATATTCACAGGATCTTGATAAACTAGTAAAATGTTTTTACTTTGCTGAGAACAAAAGGAACTACCTGGGTAAGGATGCATGGTTAGCATTGCAATTAAATATACCTTTCATAGATGAGGAATTTGCTGATGATGAAATCCAAGAGGGATTACCCTATTGATGATGATCAGTTTGATCCTGATGAATTTGATGATGAGGATGATGATCTTGAATGGTGGACCTTCATGGCGTGTGTTGGTCTTTTTTGTGGGGTAACAAGTATAATAGGCACTATACAAATAGTTCAGTGGATATATAGAGGGATTAAAATTATTTTAAATTAGGAGAAAGCATGGCTATTAGAATCGACTTTGAGAAAGTTGTAGATAAGATATTAGAAGCTGAAGGCGGGTTCGTAGATGATCCAGACGATCTTGGGGGGATAACGAATAGGGGAATTACCATTGCCTCGTTTGCTGCTTATCTTGGCCGAGATGTTACACGTGAGGAAATGCAGGATCTTTCCAAGGGAGACGCAATTAATTTCTATAAGAAAGATTTCTGGGATAAGCATCAAGTTGAAGAGTACGAGCCTGAGCAACGTCATATCTTCATGGACATGAATGTAAACCATGGACCTAAGTATGCCACTATGATTATGCAGCAAGCTGTTAATACTAAGGCTGGCGATAATGTATTGGATGTTGATGGTGCCACAGGGCCAGCTACCCGTAGAGAAGTAGGTATCTTGGGAGTTTTAGATATCCTAGTTGAGCGTGGTATGTTTTTCGCTAACAATGTTTTTGATGGTAGTCGGTTTGCTAGACGCACATCACAGAACAAATTTCTTAGGGGTTGGTTCTTTCATAGGGTATTTGACTTTATCTCTGCTCCATTAGAGGAAGAGATAGCTGAGAAGGATGCTATCATAGCAGGTCTGAAAGCTGAGCTAGAGCAATACAAGGCAAATGACTAATAATTTGGCGAGAGATCTTAATATGCTTAATACAGCTTTTGTGGCAGGAGATATTTTTCTGTTTGCGGGAGAGATAATTAGACGCAAGATCCCTAGGCTTTCTAGAGAGTTGACAGAGATTGCAATCAGATATGCATGCAATGATGTGCCGCGATCCAATACCTCTTATTGGAGATCTGTAGCAAGTACTGCTTCGGACAGATTAGGTGTTGAAATCACAACTCGACAAGCTAAGTATTATGGCAGGGATAAACACCGATAGGACGAATATAGACAAAAGATATAGGCGTTTCAGTCTAAACTTTGCTAAAACTTGACAAGCTAAAAAACTTGTGTTATGAATTCCCTAGCTAAGAACAGCCATATTCAAGTTAATGGCGAGCTTGCTCGTTGTTGGCTAGATGTTTCTTCTAAAAATGCCGGGGTACGCCCCGGCTCATTATTTTAGGTTATGTTCAGGAACTCTCCTCTCTATTATTGGAAACCTAATCTTGGCGGGCAAGTTAGCGCTTGGACTTCTACTAAGGATATTCTGTTTATATCTGGTGCTAACCGATCTGGCAAGTCTACGTTACTATGCCACTTAGCGGCTGCAGTTATGCTTCCACATCCTTCCGATACAGATAAGTCTTTCTGGCCATGCTTGCCCGATTGGACTGCGAGGGATCCTTTTAATAATGATGTGACAGCTGAGCTAAGAGATATTCGGTGTGTGGAGTTACCAGCTATTGTTTGGTTTTCTACACGTAACATGGCAGGACACAAAGACGTGGTGATGGATCATATGCCCGAGTTATTGGATAACTATATCGAGAAAGTTGAGTGGAGTGATGAGCCTGGTGTATGGTCAAGGGTGATCTTAGATAACGGAAGTGAGTTACACCTCAAGAGTGCGGGGCAAGGGTTAAGCGGATTTCAAAGAAGTAATATTAACTTAATGATAAATGATGAGCCGTTTCCCGAAACAATTTATGGGGAGCAGTTAGCAAGGTTGCTGGATAGGCGAGGGAGAATGGTTATAGGTGCCACTGCTATAGCGAATGATTTGGATACCAAAGCGTTTCGTGAGTCGGAGTGGTTAATAGAGAGATTTGCCCAGCCAGCCGCAATGGGTGATTTGCCTGAGAATGCTGAAGTAATTCCTATTCCTCTTAGCGAGAATCCTTACATAGATAAAGAGTATGCTCTTGGTATGTATAGCATGTTATCTGATCTAGAGA